AATGGTTCGCATCATCACAGGTGATTCCAACGCTTCTCTTGCTGCAGATGGCGTGCAGCTTACCAGCTTTTTAAACTGGAAATCCGCAAATGGCCTGACTTTCGAAGCGCGGGTAAAAGTCTCTGCGATCACCAATCTCCAGCTGTTTGTGGGTATGACAGATCAGAGAAGCGCGCTTGAAATGCCTGCAACTCTTTCTGGTACGACCTACACGACAGTGTTCACGGATGGCTTTGGCTTCCTCTTTGATACAGCAGCAACAGTGGATACGATTCGCTGTGTTGGTGTAGCAAATGACGTGGATGCTGCTCATGTGGATTCAGGACTTGCGTATGTCGCAGCGACATATAAAGCTCTGCGTATCCAGATCGACACTATCCAGACGGCTCGATTCTATATCGATAACGTTCTGGTTGGTACTGTGCCCTTGGCTTGCAGAGGAACGATTCCTTTGACTCCGGTTGTCTGTGCGCGTGCTGCAGGTGATACGGTTTCGAAGAACGTCGATATCGACTATATTGGAACTACGCAGGTTCGCGTGTAAGATGAACGCTGTAGTACAAGAAGTCATGCAAATTCCTCGGGAGGAGCTTCTCAAGCTCTGCGCCGTGGATGACATCTTTTACTGCAGGACTTTCTTCCCCCGAACATTTCGTCAGAAGTCGCCAGCCTGGCATAGAGAATACTGGGCTGGATTCAACGATCCAAGATTTGACTTGTTCGGGGCGGAGATTTTTCGAGGTGGTGCAAAGACCACCCTTACGAGAGCTGGGATTAGCAAGCGTATTGCCTATGCTGTCTCTCGTAACATTTTGTCTGTGGCGATTAGCGAAACAATGGCAAGCCATACAATTCGCTGGATCAAAAAACAGATTGAACAGAATCATTTTTGGACGGATACCTTCCAGCTTCGTCGAGGTTCGAAGTGGACAGATGACTGGATTGAGATTATAAACGTCACGCAGGATTGCGCAATCAACGTTATAGCTAAAGGTATGACGTCTGGTTTGCGTGGCTTGAACCCAGATGATTGGCGTCCGGACTTCATTCAGTGTGATGACATCTCGAACGAGGAAACGGTAGGAACAGAAGATCAACTGAAGAAGCAGGAGGACCTGTTCTTTGGTGCGATTCTGGGTGTACTAGCTCCTCGATCGGAGGCGCCATTAAGAAAGCTTGTACTGAATCAAACTGGCTTACACGCGAAGGATATTATCAATCAGGCGCATACGGACCCTCGTTTCATTACGATGAAGTTTCCCAAGCTGATTGAAAAGCCGGACGGTACAGTTGAATCTGCCTGGCCTGAAAGATTCCCGACTGAAGAAGTCGTGAAGGAAAAGGCTGACTACACCGCAAAAGGACAGCTGCATATCTGGCTGCGTGAGTATGGCTGCAAAATCATCTCGCGCGAAACGGCCCCTTTGGATGCAACTCAGCTTCGAAAATGGACGGCACTACCAACTGACCTGGACTTCTACACAGGACTTGATCCAGCAGCTAGCAAGCGTACAACAGCTCACCGCACAGCAGGCGGTGTCGTTGGCGTATCTCGTTCCACAGGTGATGTGTTCCTTTGCGGATATAAGTCGCAACAAGGTAAAACTCCCGACGAAATGTGGACATGGCTGGTGGCACAGTACCGCCAGTATCGCCCTAGGAAAATAGGTGTAGAAGCTATTGCGTTTCAGAAGTTCCTTGTCTGGTACTTTGAACAGAAGATGTTGCAGGATAAGATATTTTTTCATATCACGCCTGTAGAAGATCGTCGATCGAAACCTGATAGAATCATTCAGGCTTTTGCAGGACTTGCGTCGCAGGGAAAGCTCTGGGTAAATGAGAATCACACAGAGTTTGTTGAGATGTATACGACCTGGACTGAAGACCAGGACTTTGACTTGCTTGATGCTGTTGCTCAGGCAATTACTCTTGCCAATCCTTGGCTGGCTCGCAGCGGGGGAGATGGGGATACTTTTGAAAACTATGAAGAAGAGGAAAAAGATATTCCTGAACTTGTTTTTGAGGGAGGAGCGCCGTAATGCTTTCAATTGACTGCAAATACGATAGTCCTCTGCATCAAAAGATTCTGGATGCTGTAAAGGAACGCAAGGATTTTTCCAAAAGGAAAATGACTAATTTTCATTGTCAGTGGGATGCTGCTGATGATTCCATGCGTGCTTATATTCATGAGCGCGATGTGGACAGGAAGAGAAAAGATAAAAAGAAGTTTGAAGGTGAAGTTGATTATGTGACCCTTGAGGTTCCTTATACGTATGCGATCATCATGACCGCTCATACGTATTACACAAGCGTGATGCTATCGCGTGCTCCCTTATGGCAGTATACAGCACGACACGGTGCTACACAAGATTCTATCATGGCTGTAGAAGCTGTGATGGATTATCAACTTAAGTCAGGGCAGCAGTTACCAGTTCTCTACAACTGGTTATACGACATGGCGCGCTATTCCCTTGGTATCGTAGGATGCTATTGGGAGCGGGAAGAAAAAATCGTTTGTCGCTATGAAATGCAGCAACAGACGATTTTAGGAGTGCCCTTTGGTGGTACTAAGAAAACAAAGGTTGAGGAAATCCTTCCCGGCTACATTGGAAACAAACTGTTCAATGTACGCCCCTATGACTTCTATCCAGACCCTCGCGTGGCTATGTGGAAGTTTCAGGAAGGTGAGTTCGTTATTCATCAAACTTCTGAAGGCTATCACAATCTTCTTGCAACAGCGCATACAAACCCAGGCTACTACATCAATCTTGAGCAGCTTGGCAAGATTATGCGAGAGAAAGGCAATGATCGACCACAAGGATCATCTCGTGTCGAGTTGCCATTTCAGCCGGGAGAAGCAGCAACTGCTCCAGGACCTGGCTTTCTTACGATCACTGATGCATACATTAAACTCATCCCCAAAGTCTGGGGTCTCGGAAATTCCAATCGAGTTGAAGTCTGGTGTTTTCAGATCGCTGAAGACACGGTTGTAATTTCTTGTAAGCCACTGGGACTTTATCATAATAAGTTCCCCTTCTCCTTGATGGAAGGAAACTTTGGTTCAGAGGAGTTTGCTAAGTTTGGAATGTTGGAGATTATTAAACCACTGACGGACATCCTAACGTGGTTAGTGAACTCGCATTTCTACAACGTGCGCAGGATTGTCAATAATCAGCTAGTTGTTGATCCTTCAAAGATCACGATGAAGGACCTTACAAAGCCGGGGCAGCGCGTCATTCGCCTGAAACCCAACGCGTTTGGACAAGATGTTAGAACCGCTGTGCATCAGTTGCAGATGACCGATGTTACTCGTACACACATGGGAGACATTGCCTTCGTTGAGCAGATGATTCAGCGAGTTTCGTCTGTAGTTGATAATGTGATGGGTATGGTGAATCAATCTGGACGAAAGACGGCAACGGAAGTAAGAAGCTCTACTGGATATTCCACATCTCGCCTGAAAACGCCTGTGGAATATAACTCCTGTTTAGCCTTTGATCCGCTATCTCAGATGATGCTTTCCAATACACAGCAGCTTCTAGATATCGATCGTAAATACGCTGTAGCTGGTAACATGTTAGAGAATGCCCAGACGTTTTTAGAAGCTGGTCCACAGCAGATTGCTGGAGACTACGACTTTGTGTCAGTTGATGGAACTCTTCCAGTGGATCGTCTTGCACAGGCGAATTTCTGGAAAGAGATGATTATGCAACTTGGAAAATCTCCAATGGCAATGCAGTGGGATATGAATAAACTCATCGCCCATACGATGAAGTTGCAAGGAGAACGAAACATCGACAGATTCCAAATCAAAATTGGTTCCCCTGAACACTTGCAACAGCAGGCTCAGATGGGGAACGTTGTACCAATAGGAGGTAAAGGTGGACCAGGACCTGGACGAGCCGGAGGTGCCCCTACGGGAACTTCAGGAGGAACGATCTAGCCTGAACAAACTCGTCAATTCGAATGAGTATAAAAAGCTCATGCAAATTGCTGAGGCTCAGGTAAAAACGAGGCAAGATGAAATTATTCTCAAACCATTGAAAACTCAAGACGAGATTCTCGAGCAAGAGTATTCAAAAGGTGAGTGTAGTGGAATCAAGCTTTTCACCCGTATGCTGCCGACGATGATTGAGTCTTTGGACGAAGAAATCGCCGAGCGGTTAAGAAAAGAGGAAGAGGAAAATGCTAATTCGCAGAATGATGACGAGAATGCAAGCTCCTGAAGGTGATCCGACTGGAGGTGGAAGTACAGCGGCCGCGCCTGTTACCCCCTCAGCTGCTCCTTCTTCAGCTCCTTCCACGGCGTCTCCAGCTTCAACTCCTTCGGCAACGCCGTCTGGAGAGAAGTCTGAAGGTACGCCTGTAGATGCTTTCGATTTCGGGGCCTTAGTAGATAATGCTCAGGCTCCCGATGATGACACAGTAACTGCAGTAGCTCCTAAAGCGGCTACTCCTGTAGTACCATCTGCGGCGGCTCCGGCTGCGTCAGCGGTGGTTGCTCCAGTAGTACCTCCTCAGGTTGCTGCAGTTCCTCCAACACAGCCGGCAGGGCAACCTCCTGTTCCGGCGAGTGCTGATCCAGCTGCGACCCAAGCGCCACAAGCGCCTCCGGAGCAGTTCGACGTGGCTAAACACAGAGCCGAGTTTCTACCGAAGCTCGAGTCTTTGTATAAGCTTAACGACGCAGAGGTTGCGGAACTCTCGACCAATCCGGGAGAAGCGATGCCCAAGCTGGCTGCAAGACTGCACTATGAAGTGCAGCTGGCGGTTCATCAGGGTGTGCTGCAAATTATTCCACATCTGTTTCAAAATCTCATGGAGTCTCAGCGAGAGACTTCGAAGAATGACAATGCCTTCTACGATCGTTGGCCTGAATTAAAGGAAGCGGTTGGGAAGGATTCCAAGATTGAAGGTTCCATCAAGGAAGCTGTTCGATCCTACAAAGCGCTGAATCCAAAAGCGAATACGCAGGATATTATCGAAAAAGCCGGCCTTCTGGCAATGATCTCTCTTGGCATTCCTCCTCGTGCAGCGGCGGCGATGGTGCAGCAGGCGATGACTCCTGTTCCTGTACTTTCACCAGCTCCTTCACAGATTCCAGGTAGACCGGCTGGCGTTGGCGCAACTGCGCACGTACCAGCACCGCGCGCACCTGGAAATGAACAAGGTGGAGCAGATCTGTGGGGTTCACTTGCTGAGCATCACCTTAGCGGGGGCGGTTAACCCAACCTTTTCTAAGAGGATTTTGCACAAATGCCTTTCTTTGCAGGTTTGCGTGGTACGGGCTCTTTCGGTACGGATGAACGTCCGAAGAGTTTCCGTGAAACCATTCTGTTTCTCAACCCGAACGGCTCGGCACCTTTGTTTGCTCTCACGAGTAAGGCAAAGACTGAGTCCGTAGATGATCCGGAGTTCAACTGGTGGGAAGAGACTAACACCATCTGTCGTCTGATCGTTAACGGTGCGCTGGATAACAACCCGGCAACTGTTACGGTTGTGGTGACCGGTGATGCTCTTCAGTTGATCCCCGGTGACGTTCTCTACGTGGAGCCAGCGACGCAGGTTGCAGCCTTCACGCAGGAACGTCTGCGTGTGGTAAGCGTAACGAACGCTACCACCTTCACAGTTCAGCGTGCTGCGGCAGGCTCAACCATTGCCAACATTGGTAACGGTCTGGCCTTGTTCCGCGTGGGTAACGCACAGTCGGAAGGTAACGTGAGCATCAGCTCCTCGTCTACCAACCCGACGAAGTACAACAACTACACCCAGATCTGGAAGACTCCTTACCAGATTAGCAAAACCGCGCTGGCAACGAAGTTCCGCACGAAGGATCCGAAGAAGAACGAGCAGACTCGTAAGATGTTCCAGCACTCGGAGAAGATCGAACAGGCTCTGATGTTTGGTGTTCCTTTCGAGACTGTGGACGCGTCGAACGGCAACATGCCACTTCGGTATACGATGGGTCTGCGCCACTTCATTACCTCGAACCGTACCGTGTTCACTGCTGATCCGACTGAAGACACCTTCATCGATGCAGTGTATCCGGTGTTCGACTACGATGCAGGTGGAGCCGGTGATGAACGTCTGATTCTCGCAGGCAACGTGGCTCTCAACTACCTGAATAAGCTCGCGTCTGGAGGTTCCACCTCGCGCGTTCGCTTTGACAAGGTGGTTGAGTTCTACGGCATGAAGCTACAGCGCTGGATCATTCCGCAGGGTACGTTGCTCATCAAGAGTCACCCCCTGATGAATGTCCACCCGGTGTTCCGCAGCAGCATGTTCGTAGTCAATCCGGCTGGCATTACGTATCGTCCCTTGAGTGGTCGCGATACGAAACTGCAGACGGGCCTCGAGCCGAACGATGCTGACTACATCAAGGACCAGTGGCTTACTGAAGGTGGGTTCGAATACCACTTTGAGCGCACCATGGCCTACATCGGCGAGTTCCGCGACTTCCCGTAACCGGGATGAGGAGGGGAGAAATCTCCTCCTCTTTTTATGGCAGCATATACAGGCACAGGAGATTTAAGCGCACCTCGCAGTACCTTAACTGGTATGGGCGAGCAAGCGCTTGTTGCTGGTATTGTTGCTTTAAGCATTGGGGTGCCAACCATAGCAGGAGCTGGAATAAGACACATTTTAGGAATAGGAGCTTTGATAGCTCCTCATCCTGGACTTATTGCAGCTCCTGTTAGTGGATATCATGGAACCGGGGCGCTTATTGCGCCTGCCGCAACTATCGAAGCTGTTACGCTTGTTCCCGATCCAACGATCTGGGATACGGATAATCAGCCCTGGGGCTCTGCAGATTTCATCTACGCGCAGGCTAAGCCTGTGATGATTATTGGAAATGAGTTTTATCAGGCGGATTCAGATTTAAGATTTGGAGAAATCTCTCTTAAGGTTGTACTATCTCGCACAGGTTTAACGATTTTAGGAAGAGATCGCTTTGGACAGTGGAAGTCTGATCCCTCTTCTATGAAGGAGGTTACCGGAGTATGGCCTTTAATTCGTGGAACGGCTGGAACAATTATCGATGTCTATATAGGTGCACAGGATTCAACTGAAGACCCTGTTCGATGGGAAGGTCCCTATCAATATACTTGTGGACAAACCACTTATATGGATTTCTCTGTTACGGGTAGATTTCTTGGCATTCGTTTTGAGTCCCTGGATCAAGAACCGTGGGAACTTTTATCTTATGACCTAGAACTTGAGCTTGTAGGAGAACGTGGATGAGTGTCGAACTTGCTGCCAGTGCTCTTAGTCGAGCGCTTGGCCTGAAAGATAGTCAGATTCAACTTCTACTTCGCACAGGATGGATAATTACTGTGACTACATTCATGCTATGGATCGTAGGTGGCCTGGGGTTCTTGGGAGTTGTATCTCCCTATGCTTCAGCTGACGAGGTCGGTGTAATCAAAGGAGAAGTAACTGGTATTAAGGTGCAGTTATTGGAACAAACCTTATTTGATGTGAGATTGCGTCAGTGTAAGGCAGCAACTCCGGAATCTAAACAGTTTTATTTTGAAAGACTACAGGAAAAGATGAACGAATATTACAGGATTACTAACCGTAATTATCGTCCTCCTTCCTGTGCGGAGTTACAATGAGCTTTTTAGGAGCAACATCAAATGCTAAGCTGGATACTTGTCATCCTGATCTGCAGCGCCTTATTCGTGCTGTTGCGGAAAAAGTCAACCTTACCGTTCTCTGCGGCCATCGAGGAGAAGAGGAACAAAATGAGGCTGTTCGTACTGGAGCAAGCAAAACTCCTTGGCCAAAAAGTCGTCACAATTCTACTCCGGCGGAAGCCGTAGATGTCTGGCCCTATGTGCCGGAGGTAAAACTGGATTGGAAAGATAAGCCAGCGGGTGCACGCCTGATGGGCTATATTCAGGCTGTGGCTGATTCAATGGGAATTGAGATTGAGCTTGGAATGGACTGGGACATGGATTGGAGAAGTGCTGGATTTGATCCAGAAGAGAACTTCTACGATGGGCCTCACATTCAGTTGAAGAGGAAATAGTCATGGGACTCTGGACAGAACTAGCTGGAACTGTTGTTGGTCCTATTGCTGGATACTTTACCAAGCGGCAGGAGATCAAAGGACAGAAACTGCAGTTTGAATCTCAGGAACGAATAAAGATTCATGAGCTTAAAATGGCTCAGTTTGATCGTCAGATTGAATTGAAGACCAAAGGTCTTGAAGCTGATGCTGCTTGGGAAATGGAGTTTGCACGACAGGCGCAGACTTCCTGGAAGGACGAATATACTCTTCTTGTTGTATCGATTCCAGCTGTACTTGCCTTCATTCCTTCCTGTGCACAGTATGTGGCAGCCGGTTTTGATGCTCTTGCCAAAACACCGATGTGGTATCAAGTTATGCTTTGCTCGATTTTCCTTGCGACCTATGGTATTCGCTATTGGCGTAAGACGCAGAGCGATACTTGATAGCATTTTTTACGGGATAAATGATATCATGACTAACGCAGAAGTACTCGACTTAATGATGGGACGCCTTGGTGGTCGTCAGGCCCCACTCATGCGCGCGAAAGTTCTTATGGAACTTAACAACTCCATCCGAGAACTTGAGCGCGGAGATATCAAACCCTGGTTTTTGGAGGCAGTTGAAGAAGCTGCAATGGTTATTGCACAGGGGTATGTGCTCGTGCCGGAGAACTTTCTTATCGAAGTTGAGGATGGTACCTTCGAGGTGGAAAACTCTGAGGGAGACTGGACCGAGTTAACCAAAGTTACGCGAGAGAAGCTGCGGGAAGAAACTGCTAATGAGGATGATGCAATTCCTGAGGGATATGCGATTTGGGGAAACAGGTTCTTGTTAGGGCCAGCGCCAGATTTAGCCTATAACTACAGGTTTGACTATTATGCTCGTACAATACCTCTTGTGGACAGCAACGCTGCATTGACGAATTCATGGCTTTTGGAGTTTTTTAACTATACAACTACAGAGGCTCTTATTATTGTTGCTGGGCAGCACATTCAGAGCTCTGAAATGGTTATGAAGCTCAAGGCAGAGCAAAGCAAAAACCGCGATCAGTTCCTCAAGGAAGTTGTACAGCGCGAAATGGCGCGCCGAACCTTACTTTTGACGGACGAGGAGAGCTAAGATGGGACTGGAAGCAGTAACTGGTATCTGGGATTTTAATACCTCGTGGCCGCTGGGAACGGATAAACGAAGGCAGGGGGATGATCATCTCAGAGCCATTAAATTGGGGGTAAAAAACACCTTTCCAAATATCTCTGAGCCGGTGACTGCAACAGCAGAAGTTCTTAATGCAATTCCTGCAAGCTTAGCTGACGTTGTTACAGAGATTCTTCTGCATCTTGAGGCCCCCGGTTCGATTAAGATGCATGATCTTGCAAACAAGCCAATTCCTGCTGGATGGGTTGTATGTGATGG